ACCACCAGCGCTGACCAGAAGCCAAACCACTCACGTTGATATGAGCAGACATGGTATCAAACCAATAATTTTTCTTGGTGATGTCATACGACTCTTTGCATCGTGCGCGGTCAAATGCCACGTTATGAGCAATAAAAATCTTTCCGCTACCAACAGGTACAAGAGACGGAACGTAGTCAATAGTCGGATCGACGTACGTCTCATGCATCCAGATATAATAGGCCTTAGGGCTCACTGCAGTTGCAAGGATTGCATGACCGAAGTCTGTTCCTTTAACAAAAGTTTCGCAGTCAAATACCGCAATATCTTCTTCAATCCCATCAACCTGAGTTAGTTCGAAGCCAGAGGCAGATGGCGTATATTTAATCCATCCGGCCACATTAACAATGTTCTCCGAAGTGGGTTTGGGAGGTAGGTCGGTATATGCAAACTCTTTTAGTTTGTTTGCAATATCCCCTATCAGAGATTTAGAGATATTTTCAAAATGCTCTTTGATGTTTTTACCTTGGAGTTTAGGAAGATCGAAGTCCTCCATAAAAAACCCCTTAGGATTTTCAATAGGAAAACTTACTCCAAAGTTTTCCATAGAAGCCTTGATGCTCTTAATCTTGTCTTCTTTAACGTGCTGAGTCTCACAATCCCCAAACACCTGGCGATTCATCCCATCAGAAAGAGTGGCGTATCCCAGACAATTGAGTTTTGACATAAAAAAATCAGCGATCTCCCACCATTATAACCCATGGAGGAGGCCGCTGTCAATAGTGGATTAAAAATTCTTCACGGTCGACGTAGTAAATACCTACGCCTTCGAAGTTAGTTGCGTCGATGATACGCAAATTTTTACGGATATAAGGATAGCCGTAGTGGCCTAGAATATATGTATCTTTTTCATAAGGACAAAATTTTTCTAATCCGTCTTTCCACCAAGGATATCCCGGCCCAGATAAAATCTGCGTTCGGTTGATTTTTGTAATATGCTCAATAAATAACGCGTGGCCAAGTCTTATTTTATTTTGGTTAGTTTGTATTGTAGCAGTTAGTGGGCACCTAGCTAACCAAGAAATAATATCTATGCGAGAATTAAAATCTAGTTCTTTTAAGCATCTCAAGGTATACCTTGTTTCTTTTTTAATTATGTTTTTCTCTGGAGTTACAAGGTTTTCAAGGATGTAATTTTCATTATTACCAAGTAATAGAGTTAGTTTGCCTTTAGAATGCATTTTCATTAAATACTGAAGCATTCTAACCGGAGAAGTTTTCTTTGTTCTCTTAAAGAAAGGTTTGTGGTGAATAGAATCTCCGATAACCACGTAATGATATCCAGGAGATTTATCAATTATTTTCTCAAGAGTATCCATTCTGCCATGCAGATCTCCTATTATGCAATATTTATCTCCTTCAGGGAATAATAGGTGCCCACCATTCTGGTGCTTGTGTTTTCCAGGTTGCAAAGTCATGTTTGTGCATATTGTAATACTTACGGTATGCCGCAACCGCGTCTCCCTCTACTTTACACTCATCCGGCATTGCCTGTGCAAACTCAGTTAGCTCGTGGGGAAGAAATTTAGCGAGCCTAATTCTAGTATCTTGAAGAGAAATCAAACTATCGCGTCCGCCGTGCTCTTTTCCATATCGGCTCAGGAACTCGTCGCAAAGAGCCCAAGTTAGTTGGTAAGTCCAGTTCCAATTAGACCAGCTTTGTCCCATCCAAAGAGTACAAGGATGTTTACGAAAAGCGCGGGTTTTATAAAATTCTCCGTTAGTTCGTTTTGCGGGAGATAAGTTATTAACCACTGCGACAATGCTCATCATTTGAAGATGTTCTACAATCATCTTATTGACATGCTTGTCGCAATGGTACTCCGCTGCTTTGATTGGGTCTTTGTCCAATACGAAGACATTCATAGCAAAAATTTATCCTATGAGTATCTTAATCTAAACGCATGGGTTTGTCAAATTATCTCTGCTCATCGTTTGACATTTTTAATATATAGACTATGACATATAACGTAAATATTAACCCCAGAGATAAAAGTATAATTACGCTCCACACAGGGTCATTTATACTTCTTTCCATTATTTTTTATCAGTAGAATGAACGACCCAAATCCCTATAATAGGAACCATGACTAATAAAAAGCAAAGTACTCCTAACGTATAAGGGTTATTAAGAAACCAAACAACAAAGTCAGACATAAAAAAAAAGATCCTTTATAAGGATCCTTTAAATCAGTTATCGTAAATTTTGCATTCTGCGGCATCTGGATTCTTATCACAAAATAACTCTAAAGGGGTAGGATCGTGATCTTCTCCAGGATGATTTTCTGAATAAACTTCGAGATCTTCAAGTTCTTCTTCTATATGCCTTCTTCTTTGGCTAGAGATCAAAGGATCAGAAAGAATTTGTTTATTCTTTTCTATATGTTCATCTAATGAATTCATGAGCTATACCTATTTATTTTTTAATGTTTTTATTCTACTATAAACTTCTCTTTTAATTTACAATTAGGATTAGAATTTTTTATAACTTCATTAGATATCTCTAATTTTATACTAGGATCTAATTCTTTAGTTGAATATAAGTTTTGTAACAAAATATTTAAATCCGAGCAATTTAAAAGAAAAGCAGCAAATAAGTTAATCATCTTTAGAACTTTTGTATTCAGAGAAAGAAGTAAATCCCCTTATTTTCAATAGTTTCTCATAACTTTCTATTGACTTTTCAATCTTAGTACCTCCGTCATAGGCCCAAGCATATCCGTCCTCTACAATTTTTTTATTATAGCATTCTTCTCCTTTATAAAACCAACCGAGCATTCTTCCATATTTGCCGTCTTTTGAAGTTTTGACCATAATTTCCTTACAGTCTTCTCCGAACCATTTTTCGGCATAATGAGTAGCGTCGTACCCTAATAATTTTTCATCTTGGTCAGATGTACGTTTTTCAGGCGTGTCAATACCCGCAATTCTAACTCTTTCTTTTTTAAAGAGACCGAATCCTAAATCTAGTATGATATCTACAGTATCACCGTCGATAACTTTAGTTATTTCTTTGATTTTATATTCGTACATTATATACTCCTTGTATATAAACTATACTTTAATCTTGCTTTTTCTTTTTAAACGAACTTAGTATAAGCTCAGCGTATTTTACGTCACTATCACTGTATAACTGGGGATTTTTTAAAGAAACTTTAATTATCTTTTTTGCTGCTTTTTTTGCATGTTTTTTCTTCATAGTTTCTAACTAAATTTACGTCTCTAATATATCTTATAAACTCGCCCTTAATGTTTTTTATTTCTTTGTTACCTTGAGAAATCCACATGTCGCAAAATTCATACACCTCTCGCTTAAGGGTGAAAATTTTGCCAAGAATTTCAAGAGACTTTGCTCTAAGATCCATGCGTTCTTTTGAATATCTCCAATCGTTATTCATAATATTTTACGTGTATATGACGTAGTGGGAAATACTGGATTCGAACCAGTGACTTATTGCTTGTAAGGCAACCACTCTACCGCTGAGTTAATCTCCCCCACCCTCTGTCTAGGAATCGAACCTAGTTTCCAAGTGCGTTGTCCGCCTGTCCTTACCAATAGACTACCAGAGGAGAAAGAACCCGAAGGTTCAGAGCGGGGTATCGGAATCGAACCGACGACATCTAACTTGGAAGGATAGCGTTCTACCGCTGAACTAACCCCGCAAGGCGACTCAAGTAGGATTCGAACCTACGACCGACTGCTTAGAAGGCAGTTGCTCTATCCAGCTGAGCTATTGAGTCAATAAAAAAATTATACCAGAGTTAGGCATAATTGTCAATCTTACGCCCAGACAAATTTATTTGTGTAGTCGTAAGCATATTGCCTTCTGCGCCCTTCGATTCCCCAGCCTAACCAATAATACGCTGGGACCATGTATTGCGAAACTTCGCGGCCCGTTCCTTGGAATTCGGGCAAATATCTAATGAATATTGGCTCATTAAGCATATACCTAACTTGACCTTCTAGAGATGACGGATCGCAATTATACCTTTCACAAAAAGTCCCGAGCCCCTTATACCTGCCAACCGATGTCCATTGAATTAGCCCGTAGCCTCCCTTGTAGCAATTTTTGTAAGAAACTCTTGCGCCACCTTCGCAAACATTAGGAATAAAGTTTGACTCGGATTTAATATTTCCCATTAGAGTAGCCAGAGCATTTTTGTCCCTGATGTTGCGTTCCTCTTGAAACGCTTTTAGTACATATTTCTCGTTATATGAGCAACTAGGGCACGTCCAAAACTTTTCTTGAACTTCTAATCGTATAACGTCTTTAAAATCCTCTACTGATTTTTTTGAAGAATCTTCCTCAATAATTGTATAAGGAGGATTTTCTATCTCTTCAATGGATGGATAAGAACAAGCTGCTCCTGCTAAAAAAATTAAAGAAATTCCAAAAAAAGTTTTAATCATATTAAAATTAAGTAAAGAATATGCCCGAGAGAGGACTTGAACCTCCACGCCTCTCGGCAACAGATTCTAAGTCTGTCGTGGCTACCGTTACACCTCTCGGGCCTAATCAATTTACCTCATGTATTCTATCACAAAGTAAACTGAAAATGTTCAAAATTTACATTTAGAAAAGAAGCTTAGTGTGAGTAGACGGACCTGGACGAGTAATGGACTGATCAAGCGCCCTAGGAATCGCGTTAGAGATTTCTTCGGCTATTGTCTCATTAACCTTTTCTTTTACTTTTTCGATTATTCCGGCTTTATTTGCATAAATATAAACCCCACTACCTATCACAGCAGAGGTAAAAGTAAAAGAGGCCAAGGCCATCAAGTTAAATAATATCTGCATTATTTCATTGCGCAGAAAACTTTAAACTAAAAATAAGCCAAATGTCGGACTTGAACCGACGACCTACGGTTTACAAAACCGTTGCTCTATCCAGCTGAGCTAATTTGGCAATCTTGATCGATAAATTTATTATACCACGTTAGTAAGTAAACAAAAAGTCATTAACAAAGCTCTCTGCTTTTTCTTCTCCGAAGTTAGATTTTAAATATCCAGCAACAGGATCAAGGTCTCTCATATACTGATCAAATTCCGCATATTTTGAAGTATCTTCTTCTGTAGGTTCGTTAGAGTAGAGTATATGAGAATATACTTTTAGGTATTCTTTGAACGTTTCCAGATAATCCCCGACATCATTTGCTGTGCATTTCACAACAAACGCATGAGGAGAAAAATGATTTCCTGTTTCAAAGAACCTAATCTCGTTCTTTATCTCAGGTAGGTAAGGCGTTTTGAACAAGTATTTAGACTTAGGATGCTGGAAATCAAAAACAATAATCACTTTTTTGTCAAAAAATCCCATGAGGTCCATGCCAAAACACGGAACGCCATAAGGTAAATATCTTGAGTTAGTTTTTGGATAGATGATATTGTTATAAATACAGGATCTATCGCTCCAGATTTCTGCTTCTCTGGATTTTATCAAGTGCTCGCCGGAGTAAGTTTTTGCTACTAGGCTAAGTTTTTTACCACTCCATTCTGCCCAAGTATTCCCGTTAGTTAGTGGAATAGTCTCAAATAAAGCTTTTTTGTATTCTTTCCAGAGGTCTTTCATAGAGATTATTTGGGTATCTTGATCTTGTATCTAAATAAAGAGTACATGCAACTATTGCAAATAGATAGAGAATAAGAGAAGTTAGTAAGTAACCTATTACTTTATTAGTAATCACGGTTTTCAGTACATACGTGTTGCTTTAGTCTTTCTCCGTTTGCTCTGCAATGAGCGCTCATGTCTCTATGATAGTTGAGATGTAGTATTTCTATTAAGCAAAAAGTTACAAGCAAAATAGTTGTAATGTAAAAACCAGTGCTGAGTTGTCTCATTGGATTAATCTCTTTGTCTCCAGTCGTCAGTTTTATCCTGTTTGAACCAATTAATCAAATCATCTACGCTTTCAAATTTGGTCCGATGGTTGGAAGGGTCAGGATCACCTAAGTCCATCTTATTCATGAAATCATCGAGTCCTCCTTCAACCATGTCTGGATTCGCAGCGGTTCTTCGTGCTTTTCTGAGCATACTCGCCGCAGAACGATTTGCCTTAGCAATTTTTTCGGCCCAGATCATATCCTCTAGCTTAACTTCTTCTCTATTTGCTATTTTATTGCAAATAAATTCCAGCCGGAGTCGGTAGTTTGTTGAAAGCAAAGTTTTTCTCCAAATGCTTATTTAACTTTAAAACATTAATTATCTTTCTTTACACACTAATTGAGCGTTATAGAAGTCTGCTTTACAAACTAACGTAAGCTTATCTTTATTGTGTATTTGAAATAAGGCCAATGTGACTAATAAACTTTGCCCTAAAATTACATAAAGAGCTAGTCTATCTTTATGCTTATAAAAAGGTTCGTTAATTTTATCAGACCAAGAAAAGTATTTATCAAGTATGTTTTTCATTTTCCTCCTAAAGAAAACCCTTCTAGATATTCTTTCTCTACAAGCAATTTTTCATAAGATTTTTTTAATTCTTTAAATCTTTGCTCCCAAATTTTAGAGTCCTCATTGCCTTTAATATCTAGTCCGTAAGTTTTTAAAAGTTCTTCGACTCTTTTGCTATTTCCAAGAAACAGAAGTGCGCCTTTAACTATTTCTTCTTCTTTAAAACCTACAGAAAGTAAAAAAGCTTTAAACGTACTAAAGAAACTAGAAATGCTTAGCGTTTGTACGGGGACTTTAATTTTTATGCGATTATTCGGAAGATCTTCGTCTCTAAAAAATCCATTTTCTTTTTTCCACTTTCTATCAAACTGAAATTTAATTACTGATCGATAAGACATAAATTAAACTAGATAAGAGACTCAATTACTCCGTCTATGAATAAAACTTTTATTCGAGGTAGCGGAGCATAATAGCAATTCCATTTTGCAGGATATACCTCAATTAACTCGGTAATAGCGCACGGAAAAACTCTACCTTTGTTGCCATTTTTAACTTTGTCAAAATTAAACCAAAGGCCGTTGTTATCTTCTTTTTCAATAAAGTCATAAGTACCTGAGTAATCTATCTCAAATAATTGCCCAATAGGACTTATCCAAAAAGTTCTCATAGAGCAATCTAGATCTTTAGTTTGTAATTCTTTAAAGTAAAAAGAAGTGCCTATATCGCAAGAGCAATATATACTGTCAAACATCCCCATCTATTGCGTCAGGAGCATCTCGCATAATTATTTTGCCTTCAAAATAAGTTTCAACTACAAATTTCATTTTAGGTAATTGTTTTCTTTTAACCACTTACGGGTAAGCGGAGTGGGATCATAAACCTCCCACATATTACCATTTGCGCAGGCATTTAAGGCCTTCATTGTCATATCTTTTGTTTTTCCTGCCCACAAAGCTTCAGTTTCCCATGGCAAAGATGATTTAGGATACGTATTTTTTGCGATATTTCTCCATAAATCAGGAACGTCTTCCTCTGGTTTTATTATTGCGATCATAGAGTTATCGATTGTTCCCGCCATACAATCTTGAGCTGCATGCCATCCTTCATGACGCATTACGGTCATAAAAACCCCAGGGTCTTGCATATATGAGCTGTTAAGATAAAGCTTATTACTCACAGTATGATACACTCCTCTGTGTAGAGGTGGGAAATATTTTTCATCAGCTAAAAAAACCACAGCTCCAATTTTATTAAGTGCGGTGAGCATCTGATTAAATTCAGAAGCAACATAGCTATAATCAACGTTAGGATAACTACGTTGAATATCCGAAATCGATTTAATTTGCTTGAGATTGTCTTTACACTCCTCTAAGATCAAACACCCAAGAGAGTCGTAGGTCTTATATTTTTTAATTTTTTCTTCGTTTGCTAGAACTAAAGAAGGAAGAAGGATAAAAGCAAGAAGAAAAAGAAATTTTTTCATAATAAGGTGTTAATGCGAGTAGGGAGACTTGAACTCCCACGGGCTAATGCCCAACAGATTTTAAGTCTGGTGCGTCTACCGATTCCGCCATACTCGCTAACAAAAATTAAATAGTAGGAATACCTAAGCGATCATACGTTGGTGGATTTAAACGACAATACTCATTGAACATGATTTTCATGTCTCTTTGAGTTAAGCCAGAATTATCTGCTGCTTTAGGGACATTCCATTTTGCTTTAAAAAGCATTTCTAGTGATTCTTGTAGTTTTGACTCCATATAATTTTTTCGAGGTGCTCCTTGCGTGGATCGAACACGCCTCACGCGAATTATGAGTTCGCTGCATTCACCAGATTGCTAAAGGAGCAATGGGACTGCTGAGAATTGAACTCAGTTCACACCGTTATAAGCAGTGGGCCTTAACCAATAGGCGACAGTCCCTTGCGTTTTTTAATCGCTAGCCCTCCAAACTTTATTAACTGGATGGAGCTGAGGAAATTGATCAATGGGCATAATCAGAACCCTATTAGGTCCATCATAAATGGTAAACGTTTCGCCGCTTTCTACGCGGGACATTAGAGTATCAAAGTTATCTTGAAACTCTTTTATAGAAAATTCTTTTTGAAGATTCGTAAGCATCAGATCAATTTCCTATGAATATATTATACAAGAAGAGTGGCATCTTGTCAATCCTTTAAATCATAAAAACTCATAGTTAACTAACTAACTAACTAACTAACTACGAGACTTTACACTAATCATTGCCAAATTCAACAATAGCTTGATCTGGAATTACTTTATAGTCTGGAAATACTTGTCCGATAAGAAGGCCGATGATTAATATTGCCCCTGCTGCGGTCCATTTCCATCTAAAAATATCTTCTATTTTCTTTTCAATATCTAAGATTTTATTCTCGAGCACCTTGTGCTCCTCATGACTTTCTTTCTTGATTTCTTCTAGCTTTAAATTTATATTTTCTTCAGACAGGACTCTTTCATCAAGCTTCCCTTCGTGACGAATAAGCATTTCTTTTATGCCCACGGAAACCTCGCTAAGTTTTTCTATCGATTCGTCTAATTTTTCAAAATATTTCTCATATCCCTGAATTTTAGACTCAATTACTGCCACTTTACTATTTCCAAATAGCGCCATGATGATATATCTGTTTTATGCAATATATCTGCCTTTAAACTTAGAGATTTTCGCGTTCTTTTTCCAAAAACTCTAAAACCTTGTCTCTCCATTCCATTAGTTCATAAAAGCATTGCTGCTCATGAGAAATCGATCTTAGCTCGGGATCTGGTTTAATAACAGATTCGACGAATAGGCTATGCGCAATAGAGACGCGGTCTTTTTTTGTCATTATGATACTTAATAGTATTTACTCTTCGTCTTCCTCATCTTCCCAATAACTTGGTTCGTGAAAAAGTTCTTGGAGTTTAAGATCTTTCATCCTTTTTTCAAGGATTTTAAAATCTTCTTTAGAGAAATCCTCGTCCATCTACTAAATTAAAAGTCTTCTAATTCTTCAAAACTCGCAAATCTTTTTTCCCAGGTATCTCCGCCATCTAGCCCATGTGCTGGATTGATGCAAGAGTCGTCTCCATACTTATTACAAACTAACCCAGCTAAATCGAGTTCGTTTCCTTTCTTTCCGTTTCCAGACCAGTAATGCTGATCATTTATCCAAATTGCGCCGCACTTAGGGCATTCTTTGCGTTCAAGAGAAAGATCGGATATTTCTCTATCTTTATTTGTCATTAAGCTTCTCCAATTCTTTTAAATAGTTATTACGCATTTTATCAAGGCCTCTTTTTAATTTAAATTTCATAATCTCTTTTCTGAAATTTATGTAAACCAATCTTAATTGGAGATTTAAATAGACAAACACGTCCATAGTACCTTCTATTCCTGCGTAAGCAATCATACCTACAATAATAAAGAGTACTAGATAGAGACCGATCAAATTAACTTCCATTTTAAATACTAGGAACTAGTGCATACTACTCGTGATACGTAAATACTACGTACTTATTTATACTATTTTAGTATCTATATTCTTGAACAACATCAAGAATTTTATATAAAACTTGAGTAGCAGACAACTTTTGAGAATCAGACCAGTTCTGATTTATTAGCCCTTCATCTATCTCTGTTTTTATTTTATATATCCTAGATAAGAGGTCTATTTTGTTTATTTTGTTTCTTGGCATAACAAACGGAAGGAGAGGGATTTGAACCCCCGATGGGTTTAACCATGCCTGTTTTCAAGACAGGTGCAATAAGCCGAACTCTGCCACCCTTCCAAAAAGAAAGAGATAGATTAGTAGCCTATCTCTTTAATTTTAATCTAAAGTTGTAAATTTAACTAAGTTTTAATTATTTTACCAAATTCCAGGAATAATCTGTCCGGTAACCAGATAAGAACCTACAGCAGCAACAAAACCTAGCATCGCAAGACGAGCGTTAAGGATCTCTGCTTCAGGAGTAAAACCAAACTTTTCCATGATGTTCATCCGTAATAATTTTTAGTTAGATAGGCAGAATTAAAAATTTCTTTTAAAGACAAAGACTTTACTTTATTTTTATCTTCAGGGGATAACTTACCCCATCGAATAGTAGCAAGAAAATATTTAAGCATTTAGTTTTAAGTAATTAAGCATAGTCTGAGGATCGCTTACTTCATAAGGATCCACGGAGCAATTGCCAATTTTACCAGGTTCTTCAAAGATTTTTTCAATAACTAAGTTATTCACTAGCATTGAATATCTCCAAGATCTAAAACCAAAGCCTAAATTCGATTTAGAGACAGACATACCCATAGCATGAGTAAACTCGCCGCTACCGTCAGGGATGGGCTTAATACTTCTGACATTTTGTTGTTTAAACCAGGCATTCATTACAAAGCTATCGTTCACAGACAAACAATAAACTTCATCAATACCAAGATATTTAAACTCTTCGTATTTTTCTTCGTAACCTGGAAGTTGGTACGTAGAACACGTAGGCGTGAATGCACCTGGTAGAGAGAAAACAATAACTTTTTTATTTTCAAAAAAGTCTTTTGTTGTGATATTTTCCCATCGATAAGGATTAGGACCTTCGATGGATTCGTCTCTTACGCGCACATGAAAATTTACTTCAGGTACTAGAAGGGTCATGTTTCTGTTTTAGTTCGGGATTAGGAATAGATTTTTGTTTTGGGAAACGAGTTTTATTTTTTATTACAATAAAAGCATCTTTTTGATAAGTAACTGTTCCAAATGGTTTTGCCCATTTTGGATTAGCATCTTCATGAGTGGCGGTTCCTGTTACTGCTACTCCACCAATGTCTACCTCAATTTCATCATCAGCGGTCCATTCTAATTTTTGAAGAGCAATAGAGAGTTGTCCTAACCATTCAGCTTTTTTCATGAGTTATGGTCTTTATTTTGTTTTAGCTTATTATATCCCCAGATAATCAAGGATCCTGCTCCAACTCCAATAAGACAGCAAAATATCATATGTATAATGTGATGGAAATAATGCATTATTAATTTATGAAACGTGAGCTGTTCCAATCATCCCCGCACCTTTATGCGGAGCGCACCAAAAAGTGTAGTCTCCAGCTTCAGTAAATGTAATGTCAAAACTTTCACCAGGGGCAAAGAGAAGGCCTTCATGGGAGAGTTCAGGGTGGTTTTCAACAATTACGTTATGAGGAGGTAACATACCATTTACAAAATGAACGGTGTCTCCGGCTGAAACTGAAATTTCAGAAGGTTCAAAGACAAGATTACCACCTGAGCCCATTGTTACGTCAATTGCCCATGCTGGAAGAGCAAGAAACATAACAGTGAGGAACGCAAAGAATGCTTTCATCATAGGTTCTCCTCTTGCTCAGTGAGAATTACACAATCGCTTGTGGGATACGCCACACAAGTAAGCACCCATCCTTCCTCAAGTTGATCATCGTCAAGGAACGATTGCTCCTCGTTATTTACTGTACCAGAGAGGAGTTTTCCTGCACAAGCTGAACAAGCGCCTGCTTTGCACGAAGAAGGGAGATCAACGCCCGCCTCCTCTGCCGCTTCAAGAATGTATTGATCGTCTGAACATTCAATGACAGTCTCGGTGCCGTTAGGAGACTGGAGAGTAACATTGTAAGTAGTCATTAGTAAGTTTTAAAAAGGTTTTCTACAGATTTTACCAGAAGAATAATAAATCCAACAGCGGTAATTGTATAAAAAAACGCTTCCATTTTAAGCTACTCCAAAAAACAAATTACCCGTTAAAGCGTAGGAAATAATTCCAGAGATGATTCCCATCATTGCCCAACGACCATTCATTTTTTCAGCTCGCTCTGCGTACGGTTCAATACCATAGCGCTCCAGAGCTTCTTTGGTCATGTACATTGCTGGCTCTTTGGCAAACATATTAAGTTGGCCAAATTCGTTTTTGGTTACAGTCATTTTAATTAAAAAGCCCTCCTCGTTGAAGAGGGCGTAGAAACTACTTGCTAAGTATTATATCAGAACGACCAGGTTACACCGACCTTAGTACCATAGCCATTATCACCGGCTCCAGCGGTGTTCATGGAAAGCTCGCCATAAACGCTAAGGTTTTCAGTAGCAGCAACGCTACCACCAACTTTACCAGAAAAACCAGTTTCAGTATCAGCGCCATCAATGGCTACGATTGTAGGGCCGCCTTGGATATAATAGCCAAGTGCGCCAGACTCTCCGCCATAACCAACGTGGAAGTCAGTTGCACTGCCACCAAAATCACTACCTACAAACCCGGCGTTATTTTCGATGTTGACATAAGGACCCGCAAACGCGGCGCTAGCGAGAAAAGGAGTGGCAGCAAGAGCTGCGAAAGTGGACTTAATCATAGTTGTAATAAATTGTCTCGTGAAGGAAAAGTTACCTCCTCGGATGAAAAAGATCTCGACATGATCTTTTATGAAATCCTAAAGAAATAATTAAAAAGATTTCACTAGTATATTATAAACCATGAGTGGGCTATTTGTCAACCGTTTATCTAGGTTTTATTGCATATCTTTTAACGCAGATACGTAATTCTTTGCTATTTCTAGCTTTTGCTCTTTAGCTTTTTTAGAAGCTCCTTTTATTTTTTTGTAATCTGCTACTGATTTACGCACTAACTGCGCAAATGGATCAGAATCAAATTCGGGTCGATCGATATCGAGCAGTCTGTATACTTTATTGAAATCGATAATGGCCTTGGTGGGATTTGTTTCGATTTTATCGCTCAGACCATAGTCGATTAGAGATGACTCCGTACCTCCTTCACCATCTACCATGAATTGCTGATTATGCATATCTCCATGAAAATATCCAAGCTTATGAAGGTCTTTGATAGCTTTGAGAGATTTAGCGGCTTGGACAACGGTCATCTTCAAATCGCGCTCTTTTTCCTCATCAGTGCGATTATATCCATTTGACCATAAAGGCTTGCCATTAATTGCATCCATTTCAATATGCTGAGAAGAAGAAGAATGGACTTTAGGAGAATGGCCCAGTTCCGCCATGCGCTTTCCAAGTTCCACCTCGTAAGCTCCCCATTCTTTTCCTTCTTTTAACGTCTTTACAACGCGATTATTTGCCTCGTCTTTATATACTATTCCGTAGTTTCCCTCGGCCAATTTTTTCATCTTAGAAACGTCCGGCATAGAAGAGCTTTTGGGGGCAGGTTTATTTGCCCCCATATTATCACCTTTGCCGATAAGTTTCCATCGGCCATTGGCCTGTTTTTGAAGTGTATGACCGGATTTTGGATTTTGATAAGTAGCACCAGGCTTAGCGTTAGCTCTAATAGCCTCTGGTACCATCTCATCAGAATACGAGATTTTTTTCCAACCTTCGGGAATCATTTTAAACTACAAACTTATATACCTATCTTTCAACTCACTTGTTCCACACAGGCTTTACTTCTGGTTCTTTTTCTTCTTTTTTATGTTCTGTTTTTGGCACGTTATTTTGTCCAGATGACCCGGACTTTTGATTATTCATGCTATTATTTTTTGCAGAAGCAATCCCAAATCCTGCTAATGAGCCGGAGAATACCGACGCAATAAAGGTCGGATCGAAATCCATTATTTTTTGCCCGTTAGGAAGTCTGAAATACGACGCTGTAAGTAACGAAGCAGACCAAACTAAAACAACAAGTTTTACTAAGTCGCT